CATACAAAGGTAAATATATTCCTTCTAATCCCAAAAAATATAAGGGAAATTCATCACAGGTAATCTATCGTTCTTTATGGGAGCGTAAGGTTATGGTGTATTGCGATAGGAATGATAAGGTTATAGAATGGGGTAGTGAGGAAGTTATTATTCCTTACAGGTCGCCTTGGGACGGAAAGATACACCGATACTTTCCAGACTTCTATATGAAGGTAGAACAAAAAAGTGGAAATGTCAAGAAGTTTTTAATTGAAGTGAAACCAAAAGCACAATGCAAATCCCCTGTAAAAAATCCAAAAAGAAAAACAAGAAACTGGTATAAACAGGTAAAGGCTTGGGGTATCAATCAGGCCAAATGGAAATCAGCAGAAGAATGGTGTAAGGACAAAGGAATGGAATTTAAGATACTAACTGAAGATCATTTGAATCCTCAGTATAAATAGTATTATGGCAGTACCTAGTAAATACATAAAAAGTGTTCAGAAGGCCGCAAGAGGTCGTCCAAAATCTACTGATTGGTATAAAGATAAAATCAGAGAGTTTGGTACTCCTACTGCAATGAATCTTATCAGAGATGGTAAACAAGCTGTAAGGCCATTTTTTGGAAGACTGAATATGTTTTTTTATGACCCAAAGTTAAAAAATGTACTACCATATTACGATAGATTTCCATTGGTATTACCTCTGGAAAGATACAATGATGGATTTTTAGGTATTAATTTACATTACCTACCGATACCATTGAGAATGAGATTATTAGATAGATTAGTAGATTTTAGTAATAATACAAAATTTGATGAATCTACAGTATTAAATGTAAATTATAATAGATTAAAGAAAGTTAATTTAATTAAACCAACGATAAAACGATATCTTGCTGGTAAAGTGAAATCAAGATTTCGTAGAATAGATGCAGATGAATTTACGATTGCAACACTACTACCAGTTCAAAGATTCTCCAAAGCTTCTGAAAGAGAGGTTTGGAAAGATTCAAGGGGTATGATTTAATGCCTAAATTATTGTCAAGAGATTTTATAGAAGGCCCAGCATTTGCAGTACTAAATGAATTTTTAGGATTATTTCGTAGTGATGATGGAATTGCAAGACCAAATCGTTATGAAGTTATATTATACGCACCAACATCAAATGCAACTGGTGGTAGGACAAGTTTATCTGATGCTTATGCACAAATTTTAACAGAAAGAAAAGGTGAGGGAGTTGATAGAAAAACTTCTCTTAGATGTCAAAGTATATCTTTTCCTGGCCGTAACCTTGATACAACACCAGACACAAATATCTATGGGCCAACAAGAGAAATTGTAAATGGATTTTCTTTTGGTGAAATAACTGCAAATTTTTTATGTTCTAGTGATTTAAAAGAAAAAGAGTTTTTTGAACTCTGGCAAGGTCACGCATTTAGTCCAGAAACTTGGGCTCTAAAATATTATGATGATTATGTTGGTGGAATGGATATATACCAACTAGATGAAAAAGATGTTAGACGATACGGAGTTAAATTATTTGAAGTTTTTCCAAAAACAATTTCTGCACAAGGATTGTCATATGGAACTACCAATACAGCAACAACAATAGATATTGGTTTTTCATTTAGATGGTGGAAAAATTTGAAAAATGACCCTTCCATAGGCCAAGGAAGGTCAATAACTGATAAGTTATATGAAATAGCAATAAACACAGTGGAAAGAAAAATACAATCTCAAATTCCAAAAGTGTTTAGTAGATTATAAAAAGGATGAAAAATTATGGCTTTACCAAAACTGAATACACCAACATATGAGTTGGATTTGCCTTCGACAGGTGAAAAAATTAAATATAGACCATTTCTAGTAAAAGAACAGAAATTACTTTTACTAGCACAAGAAAGTAATGATCAAAAACAAGTGATGGAATCTATACAAAAACTTGTGAGTTCTTGTACATTTGGAAAAGTAGATGCAATTGCATCACCTCTTTTTGATGTTGAGTATGTATTTTTAAAACTTAGAGCTGCATCTGTTGGTTCAAAAATAACATTAAATATAAAATGTCCAGATGATGAAAAAACTGAAGTTAAAACAGAAATTGACATAGATGAAATTGATTGTCAAATGACAGAAGACCATAGTAATGTAATTCAAATTACAGATAAAGTTAAAATGGTTATGAGTTATCCAAAATTAATGGATTTTCTAAATGTAAAAGATTTATCTGGTGCAGATGCATTTAAAATTATGTCAAGTTGTATTTCAGAAATACATGATGGTGATATAATTCATAATAGAGTAGATATTAAAAACAAAGAATTAGATGAATTTGTTGACCAATTAGATACTAAACAACTTGAAACTTTAATGGGCTTTTTTGAAACAATGCCAAAAATTCGTCATGCAGTTGAAGTGACTAATCCAAATACAAATGTTAAAAGTGAAGTTGTAGTAGAAGGAATAGACAATTTTTTAGGATAGCCCTTTCACATGATTCAGTTAGTAATTATTATAAGACAAATTTTGCATTGATACAACATCATAAATATAGTTTAACTGAATTAGAAAATATGATGCCATGGGAAAGGGAAATATATTTAGGATTATTAGAAGAATATGTCAAAAAAGAAAATGAAAGAGTAGAAAAGGAAAATCAGCGTGCCAAAAGACAAACTAGAAACAAATAAATATCAAAAATGGGTAGATTTAGCACACGCAGTTGATCAGTGGAGAATCTTTCCAAGAATTTTTATCACAACATACATTTACCTGTTATATAAAGTTGTAACATGGTATATGGCTTTACCTAATCCAACTATGGAACAAAGTGGACTCGTATCTATTGTTGTAGGTGCTGGAGCTGCATGGTTTGGATTATATACAGGGTCAAGTAAAAAGGGTAAGTAGATGGCTGAAGATAATAACAATAAAGACTTTAAAGAATTATTAAATGAACAAAGGTTAACTAATAAACTTTTGTCAGAACAAATGACAGACGACCAAAAAAGACAGAATAAATTTTTAATTGATTCTCTTAAAGCTAATGCAGCTGAAATTATCAATGCAAGGTTGTTATCAACTAAAAGAGAAAAGTTTGATAAAACCGAAAGAATGACTGAAACTGATGATGAAATTAGAGAACACTCCAAGAAACAAGAAAAGGTTGGAAAAAAATCACTTGCCTTACTTGCTGCTATAAAGACGCTTCAAATAGGTGGTATGGCTAGAGCAAAAGGAGCAAAACTTTTAGAAGATTTGAGAGCAAAAGAACGATTTAAAGAATCTTTTGCTTGGAGTAAAAGAAATGCAAAGGCATTATTAAAAGGAATACTAGACCTTCCTTCTAAAATGTGGAGAGGTTTTAAAAATTTAATGAGTAAGGGTATGGGCCCATTTACAATTGGAAGGTTATTGGGTTTAGCTGTATTATGGAAATTAATTAAATTTTTAAACAGTCCAGACTGGGATAAATTTAAAAACGAAAAATTTATGCCATTTTTATCAAGAACCGCCGAAGCTCTTTTTGATAAAGAAAAAGGTATATTTGCTAAATTAGATAAAGCACTATGGGGTGATGATAAAGGTGGGTTAGGTTTTTTTGGACACCTTGAAGCAATTCTTACAGGATTTACAAGTGAAGATTCAAGTGGGTGGAAAGCATTAGGAAATGCTTTTAGAGCATTTAAAAAGTATTGGTTTGGTGGAAGTGGAGATGAAAAATCAAAAACCTATGGAAAAGATGGTGAAGATGGAGGTATCTTTGGTGGAATTTCAACTATAAACAAAATTTTACTGGGTATGGCTGGACTTTGGGTTGTGTCTAAATTATTACCACTTGGAGCTCTTAAATTAATTGGTGCTGGAAATATTATGGCCTTAACTGGTATGGTTGCAATAATACTGGCGATCAGAGCACTTAATGATGCTTTATTTGGTTCAGCAAAAAC